TAGCATCAGAACCATCACCATTAGTAATAAAGACTTTTGGATTTACATAATTAGAACCCTTTTTAGTAATTTCTACACCACTAATAGTTTTTGTTGCAATATCAAATTTTACTGTAGCTTCTGCTCTATAATTTGCAGTTGGATCAACACCAACGATAATAGGAACTTTCTTATAATTCAATCCTAGGTTTACTATTTGTGTGGTATTAATCTTACCGATAGCGAACTGACCAGTAGTAGTATAAGAAATGGATCCAGAACCATCCCAAAGAGGAGAACTGGTAACATCATAAACAAAACGATTTGATGTAACATAGTTAAGAGTTTTAGTTCCCTGTAGAGGATCTGTGATAATCTTGAAATATGCATTTTCTGAATCAACTAGATTCTTTTTATCAAAATAATAGAAGTTAGTAAAATCAGTTCCAATCTTTGTTTGATAGTTATTAACAGCTAATCTAGAACCAAATCCAAACTTGACATCAGTAAACGATCCTGCATTACCAGGAAGAATAGTAGACTCTGTTTTCTCTGCAGTAATTAAGTTAAAGTTGTTACTTGGACTAATATCAAAGTAAGTCCCAGTAAGACTAGAATGAGACGTATCAAATTTATACTTATAAAATTCTTGTAAATCTATATTAGGATTAGGTACAAATGTACTATTATCTTCTGAGAATTCAAAATTATAAACTATATCCGATGCAGATTTAATAGAGACCAATCTTTGAGGATTACTACTATCAAAGAAACTAGAACTTAATACTACTTCGTTAGCTGTAGATTTAATAGTACCGTAATCATATACAATATTGATTTTATGAGTTACTGGATCATAAGACTGAATATATCCAGAATTGTTACCACTAAAGATCTGGTAATTAGCAGCGAAGTTGTATTGTGGTTTGTATAGTATTACTTCTTGACCATTAAAATGATCAACATCACTAGTTCCTTCTTGTCCTCTAGTTACATTAAGAGAATTTCCAGTAATACTTTCAATCTTTAGAACTTCCTCACCAATTTGAATTAAATCATTAACAGCAAACCCTAATACACTCTTAACTGTAACTTTTGTACCACCAGCAGGAATACCAACATGTCCAACATAAATTGTAAACCTTGATGTTGATGTAGATGCACCAGATCTTACAAGATCTTCATCAGCAACTGATAAGTAGTCACCTCTTGCATATCCAGAACCAGCATCCTGAATTTGAATATCAGAAACTACACCTGCGTCAGAAACAGTAAAGGTAGCAGTTGCTCCAGATCCTGACCCACTAGTAAGAGCCACACTAGTGTAAGTACCAGCTGTATAGTCAGCACCACCATTGAGTATTTCATATCTTCCTATTCCTGTAAAATCGATTGTAGACTTATTACTAGGTGGTACAAGAATAGCTTCCTGATACAACCTCTTTCTTAAATAATAAGTTTTAGTTTTAGTTGTGTCATTAGGATTAATATCAATCGTTACCTGATCTCCAATTCCTAATCCATGAGGTGCTGTTGTTTCAACTAAAGCAACACGTTGATTAACATCAAATGGTTCCAATCCATCACTAAGAGAAGTAAGTCTTACAACTTTAGTTCCAGAAGTATTGAATAAGTCATCTGATTGTAAGAAATAATTATCATCAACTATCCAAGTTCCCTCAGTAACCTTTATCTCTACTACGTTTTGACTATTAGTTCCTTCTAATACTTCACCCTTAGCTATAGGTGCATCAACACCATTAGTTAAACTTAACGTTGCACCTTTAGTATATGAACTTCTTTGATCTAAAAGAATAGTAAATGTTTTAATAGATGCAGAGAATGTTCCTGTTTCATCAAACGTACCATTAACGTTTCTTAGTACAATTGTATTATCGTTCTTAACTGTACCTACAATAGAACCAGATGCACCTGAGGATGGTTGATTTAATGTATCATTAGCAAATAGATATGCACTTTGAATTGTTGTTAATTTTACAACTCTATCTTCTTTACATTCTAAGTACGAAACATCTTTACCTTTAACTGAGTTTATAATAGCTTCTACTTCAGAACCTTCTGTTCCTTTATTATCAAAATATACTTGTGAGTTAATAGAGAAATTGGCAGAAGAATCTAATACATTAACTTCTTCTACATTTCCTTGTTTTACTTCTGCAATTTGAGCAATGACACCATCACCATTTCTTTGCATTCCATTTTGATAGAATCTTCTAGAATTCTTTGGAATATCATCCTGATTAATATTAGAATTGTAATTACTATCTACTGGTAAAGAATAGAAGTTCTCTCCTATAAGATATGGATATTGCGGTACTTGATTGCTATCAATAGTAATGAAATAAGCATAAGTTCCTTCTGGAAAGTCTGGGGTAACTGTAAATCTTCCATTGTTTTGATCTAATGTGCCACTTTTATGAGTGTATGTGTAATCATTAACAAACGTACCCAGAGGGTAAGTTGTCAATGAAGGACCATCAGAACGATTTCCATTTATAGCATAGCTAGAAGTCATCCTAACAATGGATGAGGTAGCATCTAAGGGGTTCTCATATCCAAAAGGACCATAGATTGGATTGCCATCATAAGCAAATCCAATAATGGGAGAATGAGTTTTTGTAGCAGGTTCACTTCCTGCACTATTAATATTATCGCTTAAAGCAACACGTAAAGCTTTAGGGTTAGCAGCATATCCATAACCATATTCTAATACGTTATTATAGTTTGGAAAGATATAACCATATTCAGTATCTAATTTACTTTCTAATTTTTCAAATCTATTAAAATTCCATTCTTTGAGAAGAGGAATACCAGTTGCACTATTACCAACTGGAATGACATCAACAATGACAGTAGCTTGATTATAGAAGTTTCCTTCTCCAATCTTATCAAATCCTGTAATCTTACCATCAGTATTAACAATAGAACGATACTCTGCAAATCTACCACGACCTGCATTATCTCTGATTCTAATTAAAGGAGCAGAAGAGTAGAATTCACCTGGATTGTCAATAACAAGACTAGTGACTTTACCACCAGTAACAACAGCACTTACAGATGCATTACGACCAGAAGTGATAGTGATATCAGGAGTTCTTGGGAAAATGTCTTGAGTATCAACAACGATACTTTCCACAACCTGACCAGCAAGGATTGCCCTAGCTTTGTATGGAACTTGATCTACAAGGACAAATGGAGGTGTTACATATCCAGTACCTCTAACATCAACCTTAATTTCTTCTAATTTACCAAACCTAACACTGTCTGGATCTTTGTAACTATAGAAAGGTACACCATTAAGAGCAATACCAACGTCTCTTCTAGGTGTCTTATATTGTTCTGTAGTTCTAGTTGCTTGCTTTCTAATGATACGAAGCAGTTTCTGATCTAGTGCAGTTTCATTAACAACAGATCCATCTAAAATCTTATGTGATGGGTAGCTAGAACTTGTGATATAATAATACTGTTCATCTTCAAAGATCGCTGATACGTTAGTAGAAACTTGATCTAAGGAGGATGCAACGGATGGAAGCGTAGGCACATCGACTGCAGCACCTGAACTTAACACCCATCTGGTTTGATTGGTACCAGTCTGAACAATCTTTGAATCGGAAGTTTCAAATCCTGGATTTGAGATTTGAATCTTGTCCCCAATAGCAGAATATGGTTGTGCATCAGATGGTTGTAGGTTGTATACAACACCTAAGGTCAGTAGAACAACGCCAGAACCACTAATTGTTACTGGTTTGTATACTGAAGACCCTGCTGCATATGGAACAGCAGTCTGTGGCGTCCTTTCATCAATAATAAACTGTGTTACATTCTTACTAGAAAAAGTAATCGTCTCTTCACCAATTAATATTGATCCTGTCTTACCCCAACCGATAGTAGAGGACACATCAATTCTATCCCCTGAGATCGCAGTCCCTGACAGGGTTTTTTCAAGCTTAGTTTTAGTAGATACTTCAAATGCACCATTAACTGTCTCAGGTGCTAATACAATATTATAGATTACTTCACCATCTGATGTACCATCAGCAAAAACATTATCTACAGTAGAGTCAGCATAACCATATTCTTCAGTAGCTGTCTGTACAATCTTCTTACCAACTAAATCCTTTACATTTCCAGATACAACCTTACATTTAAGTGCATAAACGTTAACCCAATCAGCTTCAGAAGATTTGTATGTAAAATCTCTTGGTTTATATACGTCTGGTTTGTTATCTGTTGATTTAGCAACAACAGTATTAAAAATAAACTTGATGGAACTTGTAGTTCCCTTAGATTTGTAAAACTTCTGAATATTCTTGATCAGAGTTCTCTTATCTACTTCACCCTTAAGATATTTTTCAGGGAAAGAACCTAGATACTGATTTTCAAAATTTTTAACTAATGCATATAAGAAAAGGTTACTTATGTTATAAACCTTCTGTCCTGCGTTGTGAGCAGCAGCAACCGTCGTTGTGAAGCTACTAGACTCATATAGGTCTCCAAGCGATGTATTGCCACTGACGCCCCTAGAACACTCTCTCAGCTCTGTGTCTGTTCTAGAAGCATAGAAGATGATCTCGTCATCAATTTTTACGTATCCGTTTCTTTTTGGAAAACTCGTCGCATCTTGTAGTACAATTGTAGCATCACTAGTAGAAATACTAGTGCCCAAGATATCAGACTGTCTAAGAATATTTTGTTCATAATAATCTATATCTGCGTATTTCTGGATATTGTTAATAACATCCAAGGTACCACCCTGTACCTCCTGTGCTTCATAATACTTTTGAACGAACTTACTAAAGAGTTCGTATTCATCAGTAATAAAAGCTGGAAGCTGCGTCTCAATGAGAGTAGAAATTCTCTTAGTCTTTACAGCAGGCATTTACTTTACTCTTTGTATGCAGTGAATGAGGAATTAGCAACGTCAACGTCAAGATAAACCTCACGGAGTGCCTTGATATCATTAGAAAGGGGTTTTACTCTAACAGAAATGCGATTATCAAAGAAACTACCTTTAATGATAGTTAAGTTGTACATCATCAATTCACCTTTATCATAATCTATATCGCCAATTTCCTTGTCAAGGACAACCTTTTCACCAGTTACGCTATCTAGAGTATATAGGATAATTTTGCCATCCCTGTCCTCTAGATAAACGTCAAAAGTAGGATACTCAGTAACCCTAAACCCAGTGGATGAAAGGACTGGTTCCTCACAGTCCTTATCAAAAGAATTTTGGAAACACACTTCATAATAGAAAGTGGAATTTAACTGAGGATAGAAATCCTTTCTCATTGTGATAGATGTTAGATTGGAATTGATCGTATTATCAGTATCATCAATTACACCTATCATCTTACTGTATCTAAACTTACCATTGAACTTTTCAGTATCACTGGTATCAAGATAAGTTTGTATGTTACCAATAACCTTGTCTCTAATCTGTGATGTTGTCTGATCAGTAGCTAATCCGTTGTAATAGATCTTACTATTCATCTCAACATATAGAATAGAAGGATCAATTATCTTAGGTTCAACAGAAGCTACAACATACTGCTTAAGATCTGCAATAATCTTCTGTTTTGTTAAAGAAGTAAGATAACTTTGATCAGTTGGTTTCAATGCAATGAAAACTTTACCATATTCAGGTGGTTCTTGATCCTCTCCACCAAAAATAATGATATCGCTAGTCGCAGGATAAACTTTTCTTACAATTGCCTCATAGTCCTGAGAGGTCACTGCACGCTCCTGTGTGCCGTATGCCTTAGGAGCAGTATATTTTATCTTCTGAGTGGTTTCTTGCACCTCACCGCCTGCAGAGGCAACACTAGAGGTAATGTCTGTAGTAAATGA